TATTGGTAAAGCGATTGTACGTCATGGTATTACAATGCCCTAGACGCTCAGAATCCGTAAATTTATAGGTACCTACTTTTTCAAAGGTGTCAGGATTGAGTTCATAAAGAATTTGATTAGTACCCTCACCACTGATACAAGCCAGTACAAATACATTCTTTTTGGAATTGTAAGTAAACCCTTGGCACTGATTCACTTCCGCATCATATGTAATGTTTTTCACGAATGCTATATTGGATGCGCCTTTTAACATTGGTGTTTCTGTAGGATAATACGGCTTGATGTTGGTATATACACCCATATCCATGACAGAACCTACTGTATTAAAAGTTAAATGTTCAGTCAGTTTATATTGCCCATTTGGCACTAATAAGATTTTATTCTTTAGATTATCATTAGCTCGTTTAAATGCAGCCGTATCATCTGCTACACCATCACCAACTGCACCAAAGTCTTTAACCGACACAATACCATTTAGTGATTCTTTTCCAATGTATTTAGCATCAGCTTCTGTTTTAGTTACAATCCCTTTACCGCCGGGAACGGCTATTTCCTCGGCTTTCGATGCTGCTATTTCAGCACGCTTGGCAGCATCTTCCGCCTTTTTAGCATTACCTGTACTTGCGATTTGTTTATTATCGATGTCTGATTTAATCGTGTCTGCTTTAGATATTAAATCATTAATTTGTTTCTTATTCGATTCTGCCTGCGCAGCATATGCTTTCGTATTATCTGCAAGTACTTGGGTTTTCTCAAATGTATCAGCAGGATAAGAGCTGTATTTGCAGTCGCTAATTTATCATCCACCGTTTGAGATAATACATTAATATTGTCGTTAATAGCTGTTAGCTTTGTTGCATTATCTTGCACTTCATTTGCCTTAGTCTCTGCAGTTAATGCAGCTGCAATTGCTTTTTTAGCCGCCTCAATGGAATTATCGACTATATCACGTGCAACTTGATTTGGATCTTCATCAGCGCCTACACGAATTTGCAATGTGCGATCTAATTGCTCTTTTAATTCTTGTAGAATCAAAATAACCTTATCGCTCATATTTTCAATATGGTTATACGGCCATTTATTAGCAAGTTCTGTTGTTTGTGAAATTGGTGTTTGTCTAAACAATATAACTTTGTAATCAGCCGATAATGGATCGCCAGTACTTGGATATGTCAACGTTTTATTTTTTGCATCATATGTAATATTTCCTGTTTGCTTAAATTGTTTACCATCACTATCTACTAGAATAATTGAAACGTCTTTAATGTCGTTAAAATCATATGGCCAAATAAAGACCTTATTCACTCCATCACATTGGTATTGAACAACTGGATTGTTGACTTGTGGAATCACAATATCCCGCCTTTCTTTGTTACATATAAAGAGGACTACCTACAATTAGGTAGTCCTTACTTTTACTGTTTCTTTTTCTTTTCTTTTTTAGTCTTTAAACGCTTGTCTAACAAAATTGACATGAATACATCTTCAATTTTAGCGTCCGTATCCGTTACACCTACACGTAATAACGTCCAGAAGGCATCGGTTACAGTGTCACTAAAACCAGTTATACGATTAGAAACCTGACTGAGCGAACGGCCTACATCTACGAAATCCTTATTGTCACTTGAGATAGCTTGACCGGTATCCCATAATTTCTCAAAGATACTTAATCCCATTACGGTATTACCTTTATTGTATGGACGTTCTCCTAAAATAAATTTCATACCCATAGTGGCTATATCTCTTACTAATGGAATCCCCATAGTTCCTTGTTGTACAAATTCTTCGGCAAAAGACTTGGCAATAGATTCTGGATCATCATCGTCACCATTGGTCATGGATTTATAAATCACCATGCCGATTGCTTGCGATACAACTGTCCACCATAACATTCGAGCAAATTGCGTCCAGTCCCCTTTATCTTTTCCTGCATACCACCCTTCAGCAATAATGTTGTATAGGGTGTTTGCGTATGAATAAAATGGAACAAATAATTGAACCCATTGACTCCGTGAACGTTGAATGGATGCTGCATCTTTAGTATCGCCACTTCCGAAAATATCTCGTATTGCTCGGTCACCTGCTTCAATTGCTTGCTGATTAATCCACTCAGTACTTAACCCTTCCTTGGATTGGAGTTCAGCAATCTTTTGATCATAAGCGAATTTCCATACTGGTATGGATAATGCGAAGTCTGTTTCTGTGAGCAACCGGAATCCCATGTTATTAATTTCATCACGGATTTCAGCACCTTTTTCAAACTTGTACCCGCCGATATTCTTGTCATTAATGCGAAGCCCCTTTCCTTGGATAGTTAATCCCTTTTTAAGGTCTTTATCTAAAGTTTGAATGCGTTCCCTCATGAATATGGATTGCTCCATAACAAAATCACGAGTATTATTGTAGGTTTCTGTACCGTGGCCATAGAACCCTACCCCTGCATGGTTAACAGCTCGAAGGACATTACCCGCACCAATACGATATACGGCAACAGGAATATTCAAAGTATTCTGAATAGCAACTGATACACGGCCAGCCATAATGGCCATTACCAAATGCATCAAGCTTAGCCGCCTCATCTTTCCAATTATCACGAACCCAAGTTCGCAAGAATTGATAGGAATTCATTCCGAATTTTTCAACAATATAGTTTTGGAATTCTCTATTGGCTACTAATCGATTTACATCAGTCACAGCTTTACGCATAGTTACATGGTTAATTGCCTCTGTGATTGTATTAGGGATAACGTCAAAATTAAGCAATAAAGATTTATCCTTAACCACATCTAAACGGCTTTTAGTAGCACTCATTCCAGTGCCCAATATAGTGTTGCTGCTAACCATAGTTTTTGCAATATCTTCAACTTCCTTATCAGATATACTTGCATTGACTTCTGGATTATACACAATTGGATAATACTGACCAATGATAGTTCTACCACCAATAGTGAATGTGATGCCTTCTTCCTTTTTCAATGGATTACCATAGAGTTCCTCTTGGACTTTGCTACGTTCAGTAAAGAACGAATTAATATGATCCCATGTTCTGATAATGAATTCCCAATCTTTATCAGTAAGGATTTCTTGAAAGGCTTTTTCCATTTCAACTTCAGTTACCTTGGCCGTTTCCATTGCCCGTTGTCTGTTACGTTCTGTACCCCAATTTAATGCTAATGCAATGACCTGTTCCTTGGTTAAATTTCGTAATTCCCCAACATCGTACATATGCTTATTTCTGATATTAAATAATTCACGCTTACCATACACCGAAGACACATCTTTTGCTAACCGGCGCATAGACACTTCCTTGCGTTCATTGAACGCTTGCGTTGCACGGCTAATCGGATCATAGATATATTTCACAGCATCTGGACCTAACCGGCGTAAAAACGTTTCAACCTTGAGCAATGATAGATTGCCTTTGTTAATAAGCCCTGCAACGGCTTCCAAACCAGTTTGATTGTTTTGTGCATTAAATACATTCCCATTAATTTTGCCAAATGTATCGATTGCTTCCGTTAATATGCCATCTACTGCATCATCAAATGTAATCGATTCACCTTTATCATTAAGAATAGTAGAGCCTTCATAAGCGTTGCGTCCATTCTTATACATGCCTGTCATTAATTCTTCCAGTGTGTTCAACTGACTCACTGTTAGATTTTTAAATGACATAGGTGTTTTACCATAGAACAGTTGAACTATCCATGGGTCAAGGAATGTAATGCTTTGGTCACCTAGAATATCCGCATCAGGATCTAATGCATTAATTACCGCATTCATATTAAAGCCGTCTACTGGTTCTAGTCCATCATATTTGGTAAGCCCCATTTGGTATGCCATGTGGGAATAGAAATAACGCATATTAGGCTCAATAGCAATAGGATTTTTAGGCCGTGTCATTCTGTTAAGATTATCAAGCAGCTTAGTCCGTAACTTCTTAATACGGAGTGCATTGTCAAACGCAACACGAGCCCTTGCTTGATTTAGAAGTTGTAACTGTTTAGCTTGTAGCGCCTCTTCCAGTTTATTGACTGCCAATGCCCTATCAGCACGCTTACCTTCACGAATGGCTTGGTTTTGGTATTTCTTATACTGACTAGCTTGGGATAAGGTCAAATCGCCTAATTCCTGTCTAGCACGGTTCATATAATCACTTATCACACCTACGCCACTATCACGAATAGCACGTACATTATTAATACGTTCTTGCAGTAAATCTTTTAATTGTTCTATACGTTCTTGTGCGCTTAACGACTGATTGTCTAATCTTATTAACATGCGCTCTTCTAATCGCTCTTTTTGTTCGATTATCCTATCAAGTCGATTCGTAACAATTGTCAGACGTTTACTTAACTCATTCTTCTCATCTTTAAGTTCAGCTTTATTTTTACTTGCTTGTTCCTGTAATTCTTTTTGTTGTTCTTTTAGTCGCTCAATTTCATCATTAGCTTTATCCAACTCTTTAGAAACAGATCCAAGCTCTTTATCAACCTTTACTTTTTCTTTACGAAGTTTTTGCTCTTTTGTTAACTCTTTTTCGATTATTTCTAAATCAGATTCGATTGTTTCTGAATTAGGGTCAAGTCGATTTAACTTATCGAGTAATTCCCAGTTTTTCGCAAGGTCTCGATTCGTTTGTGATTTGATAATTTTAGCTTCCTCTTCGGTCAATTTCATTTGACCATCTGAAGATAGTATCCATTCTTCAGCAATTTCTATATTAGATTTACCAATATGGTTATCCTCAATGAATGCCTGCTCTGCAGATTCCATAGCTTGATTAATGGCTTCATTAAATGTATAACCGGTTTGCTCACGTTCAGCAGCTTCTAATTCTTTTAGCGTGCCATATCTAGTATTGGCTAATGCATTTTTACCAAATGCATTATAGCGTTGATGGTCTTTGTAGATTGGATACTGTTCCATTAAACGCTTTTCAATATCGGCTTGAATGGAATCTTTTTCATCGTTCCATTCTTTGATTGGACGACTTTCTAATTCTTTCATATACCGCTTCATGACACGTTCTTTCGCCATTTCCCCGACGTCGGCAATATGGCTTTGAACCTTTGCTTGTTCGGCTTCATCGAGTTGTTTGAATAGCTTGCTAGATTCAAATTGTTCAAGTGCCTGTTCTTTTGTGTATGCATCAATATCTTCTTGGGTAGCGATCATACGTGCCATGATGTCTTGTATTTCCTTAGGTGGTAATCCGCCTAGTCGTGTCACCGCACGATAGATACGAGTTAACCACTTCGAGAACATACGGAATACACGCTGCAATCCTTTAGTAGGTGCGTTACCTTCACGAAGGTAAGCCTCCCATCCACGAGCAAACTTTTCATGTGCTTTAGTATTATCAGCACCTTGCGCATCGTCCCATTCAGACCACTCTTTCAACTTGTTCCAATCCATTACAAGTTGCTCAGGAGCGTTTTCCATTTCAGCTAGGTTCTTAATGTCATCAAAGAATACGTGGCCCATTTCATGAAGGAATGTAGAACGGTCAGCCGTTTTGAAGATTTGAATAAGGCGGTCTGTAGGACTATTAATTGTCGTCATACCGTTAATGGATTGGTTGTATTTTTCAATGACTTTGATTGCTTTATCATCGAATACTACATAACATCGTCCATCTGTATACCCATCATAGGTAATTCCCTTAACACCAGTTGAGTTTAAAAATTCAGATGCCCCTTTATCGTCACCAAATACTTTTGATAATGCAACGTAAACATCTCTTCCTGTATATGGTGTTTTTGTAAACGTATCCCCTATACTTTCCAAGATTTTATCTTCTTTTATTTTTTCTTTTGCACCTTCAACTTCTTTCTCTTTTTTTAGCGCTGATAACTTTTCATTAATTTCACCGAGTAGCTTTCCGGCCATTTCAAAAGTATTATCGGCTTTCAACTCGTCAAAGTTATATCCGTACTCAGCAGCCGTTTCTCTAGCAATTTTTTCTTTTATTTTATTTACATTATTTACTAAAGCATCAACTAGATATTCTTTATCATGTTCTAAGTCCTGTATTTTACCTAGTATTTTTTCATACTCTTTATTAACAGGATAAGATGGATGTTCTTTATAGTAAGACAATAAAGCTTTACGTTTATCAATATCTAAATCGTTAACTGCTGATACTATTTTGTTAACAACATCTTTATTTTGCTCTTTGAAATATTTATCTTCATCAAGCATTGTTTTTTCATCTGGGATTTCAACTTTGAATAATTTTGGATTTGTAGTTCCTAATCGTTTAGACAATACCTTTTGATAATTCTTAGATACTGATTTTTTCTTAGCAAAATATAAGCCCCAACCATGTGCTTGGTTGCCCTCACCACTACCGATAGCACCTAAATCAAACTCATCAAAATCATGTGGTGATCCATGCCATGCGGCTTGATAGTATTGATAATTATGTTGTTTGCGTAGCTTGTCTAAATCGTTTTCGTTTGGTATACTTACATTAAAGAAGTCACTAATGTGGTATTTCGCTTGGGGCAATGAGAGCCCCTCTGCCAGATACCAATTAGTGACTTTTTGTTCGTTTATATATAACGGCGTACCAAACTCAGGATTTTCCAAGTAATCTTGATACCATTTATTCTCTACCGTATCTTTTGTATACACACTATTAACCAAGCTATACACAATCGTGTTATTACGCTTGGTTTTATTTAATTGCATTGGAATTACAACATTTAAGCCGTTATCTGCTTTCATTTCCGCCATAACCACAATACTATCTTTTACCGTACTTGATTTAAAAATGGCAACAGGGTCAACTAATGCAAAAGGAAGTTGTTCCAATTCGTTTAGCGTAATTTCCGGGTGCTTTTCTTGTATATCCGCAATTTTAGATTGTTTAATTACAACGTCGTAGTCAAGACCTCCAATCATTTGTAATACTAATGGTGTGTCCATTATCTTAACAAATGCATTGGATTTAGGATTATATTCTTTTAATGTGTGAACCCATTCCGCTTGGTCTTTTGCCAATTTGATATCGCTTTGTTTAACTTGATTTAATCCTTTTTGCCCTTTCAGTTCGCCTTTCATATCAATACGAACAGTATTAAAATAATCCATAGCCGTATAGTTACCACGTCCTGCACGTCGCATAATATCTGCCATAACATCAGCATGTTGTGCCATGAGTAAGGCATTAGCTTCCGCCGTATCACGTTGTTTACGGTCTACAGTTTCATCACTCATTATGGATTTAAGTGATTGATATACTTCATAACCAGATTTAGATAGTTGCATACGTAAAGCGATATCATTATCTACAAGTTCAAACAGCTTATCTCGCATAGATTCTAGCGATTCAATCTGTTTAAGGGTATGCTCCATATCAGCATAATGGGCACCTGCTTGATTAAGTGCTTCCGGATTATCAGCTAATACACTTTGCGTACGAGCAAGGCTAGATTGATACGCCATTCGTCTACGCTCTGAATTAGAACGTGGTGGCTTGTTTTCGCCTAACCATGTAGGATTTACACCGCTAGTGCGTGCCGCCTCTAAATCAGTATCCATAGCATCGAAATCGCTTGTATATTGTTCTCGGTATTGCTCAGTTAATTCCTTGTACACATTATTAAATGTTTGTTTAATGTGTGTCGGATCCGCAAGTACTACATCAAGCATTTCCTTGTCTACATCGGATACTTCATCAAAATAGGAACGAATAATATCATTCTTAACACGCTCTGCACGTTTTTCAGTATCATCTTTAACAAGGTCTTTCATAGCATGTACTTCTTCTTTGGCACGCTCAAGAGTTTTCATGGATAATCCACCACGTGTAAAGTAAGAGGATTCTTCCAACGCCTTAACGGTTTCTTCCGATAAACCACCGCTTAATTGAGCATAGGACCCGATAGGTATTTCGATTGGAGCGTCGGCAGTAATTGCCTTGGATACCTCCTCTTGTGTAGTAAGTCCTGCATCTACCATATTACGGATAGCCGCTTGACCTTCAGCAGTTTCAGCCATTTCATTGACATTAACATAAGCAGTAGACACGCCTATATTATCACCCTGAGCTTGTACGATTTTACCGTATAACTCAGGGTTTTCTTTTGCCAATTTGTTAGCCGCAGCATCGTTTTTTAAATTCTGCATGATAACATGACCGTTACGGTTTTGTTCTTCCATAACAGCCATATGTTGTTCTTCTGGTGATAACTTTTGAAAGTCTTTAAAAGCTTTCATTGTACGAACACCACTAATGCCGCCACCAATTGCACCAAATCCAACAACAGCAGGTAGCGCTTGCCACATGGCCTCACCGGCACCTACGAACATATCACCTGCAGAATATGGACCCTCTTGATCATTCGATTTGCGCCATAAGTTATGTTGCAACTTTTCGTTGACGTCTTGTAAACCTTCCTCAAATAGTTCTGGAGCGCCTGCTTTAATAGAAGTCTTGGCTACCTGTGCAGCAGTAACACCAATACCACGATTAAATGTCTCAGCTGCATTAGTAGTCCCTCTTGAAACTGCATTAGCAAGTGCGGACTTAGGAGCGATTTTAGATGCCGCTTTACCAATAGCACGAGTGGCCACAAATTCAATACCCGCATCAACTGCGGCGAACGACATAGCATACTCTTTTGCTTCTTCATTGGAATATACTCGATTACCCTTTTGGTCACGTTTACTAATCAATTCCAAGTACTTATTACCGAATGACATTTTATACATTTCGTATGCCATATCAGCAGAACCTAACCATTTAGCACCAGTCATCGCAGTAGGTATAGCAGCAGAGCCACCACTAACTACACCACCGCCAATACCACCAATAACACCGCCTACAATAGCACCTGTTGCCCATCATATAGATTTGACTAGCAGTTGAACCTAATACTTCTTGTAATGGGCTTCCACCATCTGGGCGCCTGTAATTTTGCAAGTTATTTTGTAATCGATTAACTTCAGCAGTTAATTCGCTAATCTTTTGCGGATCAGATTCATAAGCTAAGGCAAACCCAACATCACCTAATTTCATTTGGTCATTCATTGCCCAAATACTTTGTTGTATAGAATCAAATATACCTTTTGTATTCTTGATTGATTCGATATTATTTAATGCTTGAATGCCTTCCGCTTGCGAACCATATTTTACTTTGTAAAGCTCTGGGAACTCATCATAAATATCTTGTAAAACTTGGCCACGTTCTGCACGTCTAGACAAATAGTCAGCACGTTCAAAGGCTTTATCATCGCCAAACATGACGGTATCTGCACCAATATTTAACGTCTTAGCAATCCGTAAGGCTTCATTAGCACGTAATTGATCATTGTTATATAAGAATAATCGGTCTGTGTTACTAACAAAACTGGCAGGTAAAGCATTAGGCAATGATTGCCCTAATTGTCCTATCGCTTGAAATGTATTTCCCTGTTGCCCAAATGGAGATACCGTTGTTGTACCATCATCATTGGTAACGCTTATAGGTGTATTGGCGATTGTAGATAATGCATCTGCTGTGCTTTTTGCAATATCAGATACAGTATCTATTCCTTTACCAATAGCTTGGCCAACTGGCGTTAATCCACCTACAGGGTCAGATTGAACACCAGCATTCGCCGTGAATGAACGAGGGCCTTGTCCGTATCCATGTATTAACGCTTGAAATTCTTCACGTTCTTGTTGATTAATATCAGCCATTTGTATATCTCCGTTGTAATGCATTGTATTCTGATTCGTAAATATCTTGAGTGGATC